AAGATTCTCACCAAGAAGTAAGCATGCAGATCTCTTCTGATCTCATCACCGGTCTGGCACTTGGGATCGAATATGTGGAAGCCAATGAAGATGCGGATATTCCGCACTCGGTCCTCATCTTTGATCTGCTGGTGCTACGCGTCATCGTGGAGTTTACGGACAGCTGATCGGCGGACAGGAACAGAGTAATCCAGGGGGATCTGTTCTTGTAACAGCTCCCCTTTGTCGTTACAGGTCAAGCATACTTCTTGACCTGAAAGTGTGATACAATAGCAACATGCACCAAGAAGAACCAGGATACGAAAAGAGCGCCCGCGCCGGATTGATTCCATTCCTGCGGGGAGATGATGGCGTTCTTCGATACCTCGTGATGGTGGCTTCCGACCCGAAGTTCGGTGGTCCTCGTCCGATGATCTCGAAGGGCAAGATCGAGGCGGGTGAAGACGCCTTTGCCTGCGCGGTTCGTGAAGCCGAAGAGGAGCTCGGCTTCAAGCAGCGCAACAACAGGGGCTCATACATCTCTATCTTCTCCGGTCGAGTGGCCCTCTACTCGTGCGCCTACGACCTTACCGTCTACGGCGTCGAGATCCAGGACCGCTACGATTTTGACAAGTGGTGTGATGAGACCGAGTATGTGATGTGGATGAGCCTGGAAGAGTTCCAGGCCAAAGGTCGAAAGGACCATGTTCGTTTCATAGAAGAGCTAGAAAGGATGATATCGTGAGCAGGATTCTGACCCTCGATGCGCAAGGCACGCCCCACCGTTGGGTTTCCCACGAGACGGCCATCGTCTATCACGCCAAGAACCTGGTTGCCTGGCAGCTGGGTGAGGGTGATGGCGACGTCATGTACCGTGGTGGTGAAAACCGTATCACGGGCCTGCAGTCACGCATCGTCACCGCTCCGATCATCGCCGTCAAGGGTGAAAGCGCCGCCGTCAAGCGGATGCACAAGCCGCCGACGCTGACCAACCGCGAGCTCTTCCGCCGCGACCACAACATGTGCGCCTACTGTGGCAAGCTCTTCAAGGAGCTCCACCTGACCCGTGACCACATCATCCCTCGTTCGAAGGGTGGTCTGGACAAGTGGACCAACTGCGTCACCGCATGTGAGGACTGCAACCACAGGAAGGACGACCAGCTCCTGGAGAAGTGCGGCATGCAGCTGCTCTATGTGCCGTATGCCCCCAACCGGGCTGAAGCACTGATCCTGGAAAACCGTCAGGTCCTGGCTTGCCAGATGGACTACCTGAAGGCCTTTATTCCGGAGCACAGCCGGGTCTGGCAGCACCTTACCGTTCCTCAGTAAGAGGGGCCCTTCGGGCCCCTCTCTCGTAGTAAACTCCTCTCGTAGTAAATAGGCAGTCGCTTTGGAGCACCGCATGACCATCGAGGTAGAAGTAGACCGTGTCCTGACCATTGCCCGCCTCGGCTGGCTTGTCACCTCCATCGCTGCAGCTCCTTTCACCTGGTGGATGACGCAGTCCTGGGCCTGGCTCGTCTTCTTTCCAGCTCTCGCCTTCGCTCTGTATCACCTGGCGCTGTGGTTGGCGCATCGCTACCTGATGGCCACCCTGCCGATGGATCAGATGTTCCAAGAAGGAAGAGACGAGGCGCTGGCTGCCTTTGAGGAACTGACCAGCGGCCTCCAAGAAGGCACCCTGGAGGCCGATTCTGAGCGAGCAATGGAGCTCATTGCAGCGGCGGGTCTAGAGGTCGCCGTCGTCACCAGGACCTCCGAGGAGAAGGTCGGGCGCTTCCAAGATCAGGAGATCTTCGAGTGGATCGAGATGCTCGACCCATCGACCAGAAAGACCGAGCGCTACACCTACGATCGGGTCGCTGAGCGGGATGCCGGCGGTAACCCAATCGTCACAACGGTTGAGGGACGTACGCAGGCCCTCTACAACGGCTGCGTTTACAGCCGCGCCGATGCACCGTCAACCTGAGTATTCTTCTCACCTATACCCAACCGAGGTATAAAATAGCTACATGCACTGGAAACAGTGCACACGATTGGATGGAACCGATCGGATACGGTTATCAATGGATGGCGTCCCTCGGGACTAAAAGGCTTGTACCCCCTGCCAATGGGCACAATCTCCGTGCCACTCTTTGTTCCCCCTCTCAGACCAGTCGAAATCAGTCAACCTCAACCAGGGACCGCTTGGAGTTGGTTATCAACTACTCAAAGTGACCTTTAGCACCTGACTACCTACGCAAGTTGAAAGACAAGCCGGGCAAGTCAGGGGTACTCCGCCACAGCCTTACGAGCGGATAGTCTCGTCATCTCGAAAGATGGACGTTGGAGGACCGAACACCTCATGAGGTACCCATGACGAACTACATGGGTGTAGATCGCGAGTACTAAAGTACGGACGGTCGAAATCTCCGACCCCGCATTTTTGTCCCTGTTGAGGCTGACCTTATCTTGCTGTCACTTGATGACAGCCGAACTTGAAAGAAAATACGCATCATGGCATCGAACACCTACACTTCCCACGCAGCTTCCCTGTCGCCGACCAAGTCCGTGACGCCGCAGTCCCAGGCCATCCCAGGTCGCGAGGCTGACATGGCCAAGAACAACGCTGGTGGCTTCACCTTCACGCTCGACCAGTGGGGCGTGCTCGACCGCTTCCTGATGCTCGGCTCTGAGAGCGCTGGCTACTACGTCGGCCAGAAGGAGACGACTGCCAAGTCGTTCGCGACCGTCAAGGCCTGCATCGCAGCCGACGGTGTGCGCGTGGTGAACCGAGCCCTCGAGTACTCGCTCGCTGGCCGTGCACCGAAGAATGACCCGGCCGTTGTCGCCATCGCTCTCGCGGCGGTGTTTGGCAATGACGTGACACGTCAGGCTGCCTACGACGCGCTGCCACGCATCGCTCGTACCGGCACGTGGCTGTTCATGTTCGTGTCGATCCTCGACAGCCTGGGCAAGTGGAACGCCGCTGCCAAGCGCGGTGTCGCCAAGTGGTACACGTCGAAGGACATGGACAAGCTGGCCCTCCAGCTCCTGAAGTACCAGTCGCGCAACGGCTGGTCGCACCGTGATGTGCTCCGTCTCGCTCACGTGAAGCCGTCGTCGGACGTGCAGGGCAACCTGTTCCGCTATGCCGTTGGCAAGGAGCTCGAGCTCGGCGCCGCTGTGCCTCAGCTCCTGATCGACTTCGAGTACCTGAAGAAGGCCGAGGACGCCAAGACCGTGCTGCGTCTCGTCGAGGGCAACAGCAACCTGACCTGGGAAATGGTGCCTTCGCAGTTCCTGAAGGACAAGGATGTGCTCGCCGCTCTGGTGAAGAACATGGGCCTGACGGCCGTGATCCGCAAGCTGGGTGCCCTGACGGCCCACGGCGTGATCGCCCCACTGTCGGCTGGTTCGAAGGACGTCATCGCGAAGCTGAGCGACGTGGAGGCCCTGCGCAAGCAGCGCGTTCACCCGATCACGCTGCTGCAGGCATTCAAGCAGTACCAGGCTGGCCATGGCGAGAAGGGTTCCCTGACCTGGAACGCTGACCAGCGCGTGCTCGACGCCATCAACGACGCCTTCTACGCCTCGTTCGCGACGCAGGAGAAGACGAGCGACAACTACCTGATGGGTGTGGACTGCTCCGGCTCGATGTTCGGCGCGCATGTCAACGGTTCCCCGAACCTGACGGCTGCTGAAGTCGCTGGTGTCATGGCCCTCGCGGTCGTGAAGAACCAGCCGAACTACTGGATCGGTGGTTTCAACACCAAGATGGGTGAGCTGAAGATCACGCCGAACATGCGTCTCGACGCGGTGCTGAAGGTGATGGAGCGCTTCTCGTGGGGCGGCACCGACTGCGCCCTGCCGATGCTGCACGCAGCACAGCACGGGATGGAGGTGGACAAGTTCGTCACCATCACCGACAACGAGACGTGGGCTGGTCGTGTCCAGCCGGTGGAGGCGCTGCGTGACTACCGTCGCAAGTTCAACCGCGCTTCCAAGTGCATCGTGATCGGCACCTCGGTGTCGGAGTTCACGATCGCTGATCCAAAGGACAGCGGCATGCTCGACATTTCCGGCTTCGACAGCGCTGCACCGCAGCTGATCGCTCAGCTCTAACAAGGTGATAACATGGAGCCTCTCAATCAACCGAGCGGCTCCTTCAAGTCGCCTCTCCAGCTCTCTAGGTGTCCAGTAGCCAAGCAGCTTGGCTATCTACGCTACCGTCAGTGCCTCTTCAAGTGCAAGGATCGGGTTGATCGTCATGGCAACCCGATCCGCATGCTTCTCACCTTTGATGAATGGTGGACTATCTGGGAAGATAGCGGCAGGTGGCCGGAGCGGGGCACCAAGCTAGGCCAGTACTTCATGATGCGCAAGGACTACCTGGGCAGCTACGAGCTCGGTAACGTCTCCATCGCGGCCCACACCGCCTGCACCCTGAAGATCAAGCAGACAAAGGGCTTCCTCTTGCAGGTCACCTGCCCCCACTGCGCTAAGACCGGCAACGCAGCCGCCATGGCACGCTGGCACTTTGACGCCTGCATCAAGCTTTGATCTGTATCAACCTGTGATGCATCGCTATGTGCTACACTGCACACAGCAGGTTGAAGGCCCCCGGTCGCTGTACACCTGAGCGTGCGCTAGTAAATACATTCACGAGAGAGGCAGAGACCTCTTACAGATTGCGGGAACCCACCCACAACGGTAACGGCGACGTATCACCGCTAGTCTTCACGTGCAAGCATGGAGCATATCAGCGGCTGATACGTCTCTCTACCGGGGTGTGTCAGCCAAAATGTCAAAATAGCGATAAGGCCACAACAAGAGGGTCTAAGTCGCAAAAAGGAGATAAACATGGCAGATATCGTCACCGGCACCGTTACGGGCCAACTCGACACCACCGCCCTCATGCAAAACCACGCAGACATCCGTCGCGAACAAGAGAGCATCGGCGCCGACATCCGTCGCGAAAATGCGAAGGAAGCAAGCGACGTCATCGACAGCGTCAAGACCTCCGCATGGGCAAATTCGGACCGCACTGGTACCGAAGCTGACCGTGTCGTCGCTCAAGACACCGCGTACTTCATCGCTGGTCAGCAGTACTCATTCAGCAACGCTACCGCCCTGGCAGCACTGAAGGCATCAACTGACGCGCAGTTCGCTGCAACTCAGGCAGCCATCGCTCTCGCTGCTCAGCAAACCGCTGCTGCTGCAACTCTCGCTGGCGCAAAGGCAGAATCTGCCACCGCTCTGGGTCAAGCCCTGATCGGCCAGCAACTCGTCGCTGATGGCAACACCACCCGTGCCCTCATCAACGGCCTGAAGATGGAGCAGCTGAACCGTGAACTCATCGAACGCAACTCGGCCCTGGTCGAAGCGCGTGGTGATGCACGTCACTGGCAGTCGGGCTACAGCAACGCTCAGTTCGCTGCGGTCACCAGCCAGGTCAATGCGCTGAACAGCCAGTTCCAGGAAGCACGTCAAGGTACGGTCAACTTTGGTACGATGTCGGGTTCTGCCGGCAGCCAAAGCGCCGCCAACAACACCGTGCGATAAGCGTCATTGGGGCGGAAGTCCAATCAACTCCCGCTCGATAAACGCCAGAACCATAACCAGAACAGGCTGCTCACGAGGCGGCCTGTCTCCTGCCAGAACGGGTAACGCATGCTTGATGATGCCCAACGTAGGCTTATGCAGATGAACGACCTCATCTTGAGGCATCGTTCCGGCAGGCCCCTTTCGGCCCAAACAATGGCTGAAACAGAAGCTCTGCTCCAGGAGCTGGCCCTTCTCCAGGGCATTGGTGGTTGGGGAGACGACAACATCAGCATCACTACTTCCTCAGCCCCAGGTCCACAAGGACCGCCGGGACCACCTGGACCCCCAGGCCCGGTCGGGGCCGAGGGGCCTCCCGGCCCGGCAGGACCGCCTGGTCCGCCCGGTCCTCCGGGACCACAAGGAGAATGCTGTGGAAGATGCACCGAAGCCGAAGCGACCGAGATGGCGGCGAGCCCCTCCCCTGGTACTGAAGTGGAGACCAGCGAGCCTGTCGAGCCTGAGACGCCTCAAGAAGAAGATACTCCAGATCCTAGAGACACCCCAAACAACGCCACCCTCGTGCGTTGGTCCCGTAAGCGTACAAAGAGGAACAAACCATGAACACCCCCACTCTGACCCCTGAGGCCGTGCTACGTCTGGCCGATGACATGGCCGGCTATGTCGCCTGCTGCGCCACCAACTTCAACTCGCACAACTACGACAGCTACCTGCAGGCTCGAACCAACCTGGAAGATGCGATCGCCTCCTTCTTTGAGAAGATGACGCCTCTGGTGGGGTCCTAAAGAGTTACACTCTTGTTGTGTACAACTGGACCCGGTGTGATACAATACTTCTATCGCATCTTACCAAGGGTCCAAAATGATCACCAGCACCATCTTCGTCCGCACCGTCAATGCTGACAAGGGCCGCGGCTTCGTTCTCTTGGTCGGTTACGATGCCAAGATCGTCCAGAGCAACGCCATCCAGCAGATCAGCCTGACGACCGGTACCGAAGCCGAATATGCCGCCGCCATCGCTCGGGTCAAGGCCAACTACAACGCCTCCGAGATCCGGGATGTCACCAACGACGGCATCAAGCGCAAGATGGAAAAGCAGCGGCTCGGCGCCTAAGGAGCACACCATGTCCTGCCAGTGCTACCACATCGGTGGTCCCTTCATCGCTGAGGACCCCGACTGCCCTGTTCATGGCCGTGAAGCCCAGCAGGAAGCCGTGAAGCGTGATAGGGTCATCAAGGACCTGGATGCCGCCCTCGACAGCGAGGAGCCTGAGCGCATCGAGGCCGAGGCCCGTAACGCCCTCTACTACCTTCGCAGTCTCTAGGAGCCCCGCATGAAGACCCGTGGATTTACCCTCATCGAACTCTTGGTTGTCCTGGTGGCCATCGCCATCGCCACCACGATCTTCTATCAGCTGGGCTACGGTCACAGCACCGAACATGCCCGAGCCGGCCACTTCGAGTGCAAGGGCGGCTTCACCTTCAAGGTGGAGGAGAACGGCGACGCCCGGCCTGCCACCAACACCGAGGTCGCTCAAGCGAAGTGCTGAGGTCTACATGAACAAGTACATCCCTACATCCGCTGAAGTGCTGATCATTGTCGCGCTTGCAGCCGGTGCTGCCGTTGCCATCATACGGGCAGCGATACCTACCATGACCGTCCCCAAGGCAAAACTCGAGTTTCAGTGCAAGAACGGGGTGGCCTTCGTGCTGGATGAGGATGGCGTACGCCCTGCCACCGACCGCGAGGTGGCTTCGGCCAAGTGCTGATGGTTTCCAACCCCTCTGAGTTCCGCACCCTCCTGCAGGAGATCTTTGAGGCCTCGCCCCTTCGGGTAGGTGGCACCACCTTCGACGCCGCCGTCACCGACGAGGCCATCGAGGAGTTCATCGCCTCCATGGTCAGGTCCTACATGAACGAAGGAGGACCGACCGCCTGCGAGAAGATCGTCGGCGCCTTCTTCGTCGGTCTCATCGAGAAGCAAGCCAAGGAGAACGCAAATGAAGCCGCTTGAGTACTACATCACCGTCAATGTCAAGATGCCGACCCGTGACGAGTTCACCGACGTCTTCGTTTACAGCCGGGGCAAGGTCGTCTTCCAAGGTCCCTTCCTCGAGTACAAGCCGCAGGCCGAAGGCAACTTCAAGGGCATGCTTGTTGAGAAGTTCCTCAACGAGGAAGGCTTTAAGAACCAGCGGATTGCCTACGGCGCCGAGGAAGCACGTCTCCGTGCCGAGTTCAAGGCTGACCTCTTTGAGGAGTACGGTGTCACTCGGAACCCAAAGTCAGAGCTTGCCTACTCCATGGCAATGGACCATTACAACGGATACGGCTGCAAGCTTCAAGACGCCGTCGACCACTTCGAGCAACTTGTTCCCCTCTTCAAGGACTGACACCATGGCTCTCTTCAACATTTTCATCAAGATCCAACGCCCTGACATCTCGGTGGCCGGCCACCTTCTGAAGGAGCCGATGGAAGGTACGATGGAGGACATCCAGGGCGCCTTCGACGAGATGCAGGAACTGCTCGCCAAGGCCGCCGTCAACCACTTCGTCCTCCACAACGCCGATGACCGCAGCGCCACCGGCAGCAACGAGGTCCTCATCTGCAAGGCCTTCTACTCCGCCGAGAGCGCCCTCGTTACGATGCGCATCGAGAAGTTCTGAGCAGGTTACAACTTCGTTGACACGCCATCCACCAGCGTGATACAATGAAGTCATGAACACCCCACACCGCTTCGACAAGCTGCTCATCTCGGCACGGTACTGGCTGCTCGGTATGGCCGAACATGATCCAGAATACTTCAAGGTCATCGAGGCACTGGAGCTGGGATTGGTCCACCATGATGGCCACCGCAACGGTGGTGATCCCGAGTTCATCCACCAGCTCGGCATCTTCCACTACCTGCGGACGCTACACAAGCACATCAAGAACCCGAAGACGGTGTACAAGCTCGTGTTTCTGCACGATGCCCTGGAAGATCCGAACCAGAAGACGAAGGCCTTCATCACGCCGGCAGAGATCGAGGAAGCTTTCGGTACCGCCTTCCTCGTCAAGCTGAAGAAGATGTCGAAGGAGATCCTCGGTCAGAAGAACCCCGACTTTTCGCTCGATGCAGTCTTCGATGACGAGGACACCAGCGTCGCCAAGGGCGGTGACCGTGTCGACAATGTCACCAGCATGGTCGGCGTCTTCAAGCGGTCTCGGTTGGAACGCTACGTCAAGGAGACGATGGAGGAGTTCCTACCCAGGCTGAAGAAGGCCCGTCGGAAGTTTGCCTCGCAGGAAGCCATCTACGAGAACATCAAGATGGAGCTCATCGGCACCATCACCCTGATCGGCCACATCCTGGAAGGATACGAACCACATGAAGCTTGATCCCATCTGTACGGCACCTTGCGTGCCGCCTTGCCAGAACCTGGCGACCTTCAAGCTCCTGAACTTCCGGTCACGGTCGTTCCTCGGTGAGAACTGCGACCTGCACCTCTCGACCCTGCTGAGCAAGGCCTACAACGGCGATTATGACAAGGCACCCCTCGATGTGCCGGTGGAGGAGACCCCTGATGCCACAAACCCCTGAGCAGACCGCCGTCGAGTTCGAGAAGCTCTTCTCTCGGCCCCGCTTCTACTTCCACACCTCTGACGAGCGGCAGTGGGAGATCGACAAGGAGCTTGGTATTCTCGATGTCGAGGTGGATTCCAACAACTTGACGCAGGCCATGATTCGTCGCTACTCGGAGTACTTCAAGTGAGCTCAGATGCTCAATGGGCCCAGCGCCCCTTCTCAGTGGTGGTGTTGATCGACAGCCAAAAGTACTGGACCACCGAGGAGCCGACGATGCTGACGCCCGAGGCCGCTCAGGGGCTACTGGATAGGACGCGCGGCATGATCGATGAGAAGGTCATGCTGTACCAGATCGGTGGCTACAAGGTGCCGGGGCTCTCGCTCTACCGCCGGTGGCCGCAGGCCCAATACATCGATGCGCAGGCCATTATCTCGGCACATGCTCTTTCACGTAACGTCGTCACCGTTGCCTTGGTACCGGAGCAGGTCAAGTGATCAACCTCATCATAGCCGTCGATCAAGGCAACGCCATCGGTTGGTCTGACGGCCGTCTTGCCTACCCAGGTCTCAAGCAGGACATGGCCCGCTTCAAGGAGCTAACTACCAACTCAACGGTGGTTATGGGTCGCAGCACCTACCTCTCGCTTGGTCGTCCTGCCGGCCTGCCCAACCGCCGCAACATCGTCCTTACCCGCAAGCCCTACAGTGAGGTGCGTGGCACCATTTCCAGCGAGGTCGAGATTATTTCCAGCCTGGACTGGGTGGCCCAACATGCCGCCGCCTCCAAGCTCACCACCTCCATCATTGGCCGCCAGACAGGTGACATCTGGATCATCGGTGGCGCCAGCGTCTACGACGAGGCCCTGAAGAAGGGTATCGTTGACGAGATCTACCTGACGCTGGTTCACGCCGTCAGCGAGGCCGATGTGCGGATGGAGACGGACCTGGCCTCCTGGCGCCACTTCATCATCACCGAGAAGAAGCAAGGTCGCATCTGGGCCGGCATCCCCACCTCTCGCCAGTGGGACGGTGAGGTCGAGACTTCCTACGTCAACCTCATCAAGCACCCGTGAAGATACTTCCACTGCTGCTGTCGGTCTCCTTCGGCACCTACCTTTCCATGCAGTTCGAGGACCCCGTCCTTTCGATGGTCTTCTGTGCCGTCGTCGGCCTGCTGACCGGCTTCCTCTTCTACACATCACCACGCAAATGAAGCTCTTCAAGTCCAAAGGCTTTGACACCATCATCGGTGCCAACCTCGTTGTCAACGGCGATGTCATCCTGCACGGCACGACCGTCGTTGACGGCTTCATCGACGGCTGCATGGTCCACAAGGACCCCAACGCCGCAGCCGAGAGCACGACGATCCTCATCGTCAACAAGAAGGCTACCGTCAGGGTTACCCATGATGTCACCACGGATGTCCTGGAGGTCGCTGGTGACCTCATTGCCGGCACGGTGGATGCCCATACCCTCGTCGTCAAGGACGGTGGCAGCATCACCGCTGCAGAGATCGCATACGGTACCCTTCGGGTAGAAGGTGCGGGCAAGGTGGAAGGCAGCCTCAGGCAGCGTGACACGCCTCAGACCAAGGCCGCCGGAGGCCCATTGTAACCTACAACATCTCACAACTTCTCTCACCGGGTAGTAGAATGACTATCTGGCAGCGTAAATACACCGTAACATCCAGCACCCATAAGGAAGCAACCAGATGAACGCCCTCTCCGCACTTTCGGCCACTTTCGCCAGTCGCTTTGCACAACCGGAGATCATGTCTCTGGAAGACTACCTGCAGCGCTGCAAGGCCGACCCGCTGGCCTACGCTACTGCCGCCGAGCGCATGGTCGCCGCCATTGGTCAGCCCATCGTCATCGACACCAGCGAAGATGCCCGACTGTCACGCATCCACTCCAACAAGAAGATCCGGGTCTACCCGTCCTTCAGCGACTTCTTTGGTGCTGAAGATGCCGTCGAGCGCATCGCCGCCTACTTCCGCAACAGCGCCGCGGGTCTCGAAGAGAGCAAGCAGATCCTGTACCTCAAGGGCCCCGTCGGTGGTGGCAAGTCCTCCCTGGCAGAGCGCCTGAAGGCGCTGATGCAGAATGCCGCCATCTATGTCCTCTACGACGACAGCGAGAAGGACCCCGAGCGCAAGATGTCGCCGGTGTTGGACAGTCCGCTGGGCCTCTTCAACGCCTTTGAGCACGCCGACCTGCTCGAGACGACCTACGGCATCCCCCGCCGCTACCTCAGCACCGTCATGTCTGGCTGGGCCCAGCAGAAGCTGCAGGAGTTCGGCGGCGACATCACCAAGTTCAAGGTCATCAAGGTCTTCCCGAACAAGGACAGCCAGCTCGGCATCATGAAGGTTGAGCCGGGCGACGAGAACAACCAGGACGTCTCGGTGCTCATCGGCAAGACCGACATCCGCAAGCTCGAGAAGTTCCCGCAGAACCACCCGTACTCGTACAGCTACAGCGGCGGCCTGAACCGCACCAACCAGGGCCTGATGGACTTTGCCGAGATGTTCAAGGCCAACATCAAGACGCTGAACCCGCTGCTGATGGCCACCCAGGAACACAACTACCAGGGCACCGAAGCCATCCCCGCCATGCCGTACACCGGCATCATCATGGCCCACTCCAACGAGAGCGAGTGGTTCAACTTCCGCAACAACAAGACCAACGAGGCCTTCCTGGACCGGGTCTACATCGTCGATGTGCCGTATTGCCTGCGCACCGATGAAGAGATCCGCATCTACGAGAAGATGCTGGGCGGCTCCAGCCTGTCGACGGCGCCGTGCGCCCCTGGCACCCTGAAGATGCTGGCGCAGTGGTCGATCCTGACCCGCCTGAAGAAGCCCGACAACAGCACGATCTATGCCAAGCTGCGGGTCTACAACGGCGACAATGTCAAGGACACGATGCCCAACGCCAAGCCGTTCGAGGAGTACAAGGCCCTGGCCGGCAACGACGAAGGCATGAAGGGCATGTCCACCCGCTTCGCCTTCAAGGTCCTCTCGGCCACCTTCGACCTTCGCCCTGAAGAGCGTCAGGCCAACCCGATCGACCTGATGTATGTCATCGAGGAGGCCGTCCGCAAGGAGAACCTGCCGAAGGAGATGACGGACGAGTACCTGGCCTTCATCAAGGACCACCTGCAGCCGAAGTACTTCGAGTTCCTGGAGAAGGAGCTGCGCACGGCGTACCTCGAGAGCTACAGCTCGTTCGGCCAGAACATGTTCGACCGCTACGTCCTCTTCGCTGCCAGCTGGATCGACGACGAGCAGTGTCGTGACCCTGAGACCCACACCCTGCTGGACCGTGACAACCTCAATCGCAAGCTCGAGGAGATCGAGAAGGCGGCCGGCATCACCAATGCCAAGGACTTCCGGAACGAGATCGTCCACTATGTCCTGCGCCACAAGGCCAAGCACGAGGGCAAGTCGCCCCGTTGGGACCAGTACGAGAAGATGAAGACGGTCATCGAGAAGCGCATGTTCTCGGCCACCGAGCAGATCATGCCGGTCATCGCCTTCGGCCCGAAGCAGGACAAGGACACGGAAGAGAAGCACCGTGGCTTCGTCGAGCGCATGGTCGCCAAGGGCTACACGGAAGCCCAGATCAAGATCCTCGTCAGCTGGTTCACCTCGAACCGTAAGAGCAGCTGATCATGACGGCAGGCCTTCTAGCAGCGGCGGCCTTCCTCCTGGTTATCGTGTCGGTGCTGTTTCAAACCGGCCCGTTCCACTCAACCGGGAAGATGACTGCGACGCTCATCTGTGCTGTATTTGCAGTCTTCTTCCTGCTCTACTCGGTCAAGGTCTACACTCCGTGAAGCTTCGCGATCTCATACTTTGTAATAGCCACAACGATGGGACCAGATCTCTCTTTGAGAGTATCCTTGTTCCTGAAGTTGAGGCAGCTTTCAAAGATTGGAATCGCGCAGCCCCAAACGCAAGATGCGTCCTGATAGGCGGTATCGCGCTGTCGTTCTATGTCAAGCCGCGAATGACCACCGACGCTGACCAGCTCTTTCTGTCGGCAGCCGACATTCCCACCGCTGCAGATGGTTTCAAGCGCACGAGACCGGGTGCGTTTATCCACAAAAAGACGCATGTTGAGATTGAGGTCCTGGTTCCATCAGCAATCAACATGACCGTAGAGCTTGCTCAAGTCATATTTGATCGTGCGCAGATTCATGATGAAATCCGTGTGGCAGAGCCCAGCGGCATCGTGGCCGCAAAACTTGGACGCTTCAAGCTTCGTGACCAGGCTGACATAGAAGAACTGTTAGAGCATTTCAAGATTGACCTTGACCCTTATCCTCTGTCAGCAACCGAGCTTGCACGCTACGAGCAGCTTCGTCTACAACTGAGTAACCCATGACGACAAAGCCACCAGTCTCAGCGACCTTCATCTTCGTCGATCGGCGCAAGACCGCCCGAGGCAAGTCCCTCGGCAACCGCAGCAAGCTCCTTGACCGCATCAAGGAGAGCATCCGCCAATCCAAGCCTGAGGACATAGATGCCGGCGGTGTAAAGGCGGCAACCGGCGGGGCAGCCGGCGCCAAGACCTTCACCAATCCTGTGAAGATCGCCCGCAATGCCCTACACGAGCCGACCTACCACTACGACCCCAACAGCGGCGAGCGCGATATCGTGTTGGTGGGTAACGACACCTGGGAGCGCGGTGACGAGTTCCCGGTCAGCAGTGAGGGTGGCGGTAAGGGCGGTAAGGGTAAAGGCAAGGGTGAAGGCAACGGCCCCGGTGAGGATGGTGAGGATGACTTCATCATCAACATCTCCCGTGATGAGTTCTACAACGTCTTCTTCGAGGACTGCGAGCTGCCCGATCTGCAGGAGACCTCCGAGAAGGAGCTGCCCGAAGCCGTCATGAAGCCGGCCGGCTACCAGCGTGAAGGTAGCGCCGCTCAGCTCTCAGTCGTTCGCTCGTACCGCAACTCCATCGGCCGCCGCCACGCCTTGACCGCGGATTCAAGGTCTGAGCTGGAAGAGCTGGAAGAGGAGCTGGCGCTGCTCGATGAGCGGCTGGCAGGCAATCCCCTTGATAGTGCTGCCAACACCCGTTGGGTGGTAGTTGCTGCCCGTATCGAGGAGCTGAAGGCCAAGATTGCTGCCACGCCCTTCTTTGAGCGGTTGGACCTACGCTACCGCAAGAGTGAGCGAGTGCAGGTAAAGTCGGCCGACGCTGTCCTCTTCATGCTGATGGACATCAGCGGCTCGATGGACGAGGACAAGAAGCGGGCCGCCCGCAAGTTCTTCTCGCTGCAGTACGCCTTCATCGCCAAGAAGTACCCGAACACCGACCTCGTCTTCATCCCCCATACCGACAGCGCCGAAGAGGTCGACGAGGAGGAGTTCTTTACGACTCGCAAGAGTGGTGGCACCGTCGTCTCTCCCGCCTTTGCTCTGGCCCACCAGATCATCAAGGCCCGCTACGACACCAACCAGACCAATATCTACCTCTCCTATGCCGGTGACGGTGACAACTGGGACTCCGACAATCCCGAGGTCATCTCCGAGCTGGAGGAGAAGGGACTGCTGGGCAAGCTGAGGCATGCCGTCTATGTCCAGGTCGGTCACACCGCCGGTGGTGGCTTCTCCTACGGTACCAGCGTCTCGCTGTGGAACATAATGCAGTCGATCGCCAAGGGCAACCCGAAGCTGCACACCGTCAAGATCGCCGACGACAGCGCTGTCTTCAGTGCCTTCCGGTCAATCTACTCAAAGGCCAAGGTCAAGGCATGAACATCACCAAAGAAACAGGTGCCGTTATCGGTGTATCAGTCATGCTCTTGGCGGGCATGGCGTGTCTTGGCGCGGTAATCGCCTTCCTCTGCTACATCCCGGAGTTCTTCAAATGAGCGACCTGTACATCACCTCTCGCACCGACTGGACCCCTGCCCTCATCGAGCAGGCCTACCGTGAAATCGAGAAGATCGCCCACGAGGAGCTGGAGCTGGAAGGGCTGCTCTATCCGAACCAGATCGAGATCATCGGTTCCGAGCAGATGCTGGATGCCTACGCCTCCATCGGCATGCCGGTGCACTACAGTCACTGGTCCTACGGCAAGGAGTTCCTGAAGAACGAGAAGGCCTATAACGGCGGCCGCATGGGCCTGGCCTACGAGATCGTCATCAACAGCGACCCATGCATCTCCTACCTCATGGAGGAGAACAGCATGCTGGCGCAGACGATGGTCATCGCCCACGCAGCCATTGGCCACAACGCCGTCTTCAAGAACAACGAGACCTTCAAGCAGTGGACCAACGCTGGCTCGATCATCGACTACATGATCTTTGCCCGCGACTACATTCGCACCTGCGAGCACCGCTACGGCCCGCAGGAGGTGGAAGCCGTCCTCGACGCGGCACACGCCCTGGCACCGCATGGCGTCGACAAGTTCAAGCGAAAGCACAAGCCTCGCATGACCGAAGAGACCCGTCTGAAGAAGCTTCTTGAGCAGGAAGAGCGCCGGCAGCGCGAGCTCGACATCATCATGAAGAAGACGAGCATGATGCCAGCAGCCGACTTCATCGAAGAAGACGAGCACATGGAAGAAGAAGAGAACCTGCTCTACTTCATCATGAAGAAGTCGCCGGCGCTGGAACCGTGGAAGCGGGAGATTATCCGCATCGTCTACAAGATCAACCAGTACTTCTACCCGCAGTCGCAGACACAGTACCTCAACGAGGGCTACGCCTCCTTCTGCCACTACTATATCATGACACGGCTGGAAGAGAAGGGCATCCTCTCTCCCGACGCCTACATGGCGTTCCTCGATCACCATGCCGGCGTCATCTACCAACCGACCTATGGTTCGCGCCACTACAGCGGCTTCAACCCGTACGCCATCGGCTTCGCCATCCTGATGGATGTCAAGCGCATCTGCGAGGCACCGACCGATGAGGATCGCGAGTGGTTCCCCCAGCTCATCGGGCGCAAGTGGCAGGATGCCGTCAAGGAAGCTGCCTTCGAGCACCGCGATGACAGCTTCATCCAGCAGTACCTCTCCCCGAAGGTCATGCGCGACCTGCGCCTCTTCAGTATCAAGATGGAAGTTGACGACGGTGATGCCTCAGCCATCGTCTCTGAGATCCATGATGAGATCGGCTACAAGAACATCCGCGTCGCCTTGGCTCGGAGCAGAGAGCGCATTAACTTCGTGCCGCAGATCCGCGTTGTTGGTGCCGACCTTGAAGGCGACCGCATCTTGAAACTGAAGTACGAATCCTTCATGGGTCGTGAGATCGAGGTCGAGGACGCCAACTCTGTCACTGATATGGTTGACTTCCTTTGGGGACATCCAGTCGAACTTGATTGCTGAGCCGCTATGACACTACCATCAGTTGAACACCTCTTCTGGCTCCGTCACGATCCAGAGCGCTTTGAGTGGGCGCGCAACGCACTCATCAGTGACTACATCAAGAGCCTGCCAGAAGATCGCAGACACGCCGCCTATGCCATGCAGTGCAAGATCGACGTAGCCCGGATGAAGCTGAGCCCAGAAGAGTTCCTGGTCTGGATGCAGCGAGAGGCTGTTGAGCTGGGCGACAACCTGGCTGACCAGTTCTCCTTCATCAAGCACAAGATCGAAGATCTCAATGCCAGCGTGAAAGAGCTTGGATCAGGCGGATGAAGAGGTAGCCGCCGTCGAAGGATCCAAAGCGTGGATCCTTGGGACGATCGTGATGATGTCCGTGAAACCACTCGCCGCCGGTGAACATCAGCAGCTCCATCAGCGGTAGATCTCGAGGTCCCTTCTTACCATGCGCAAAGACATGGTGAAAGGAGCTTGCCAGGTGCAGCCAACCGACCGGTATTAGGTACCCAAAGATCAGCGCCATTGGCGATATCAGCCAGAAGAGCAGCGCCGTTGCAAGCACGACCAGCGTGTAGTATCGATGCATAAATCTATGCAGCGGGTCACGATAAAGACGTATCAGAACACGTCGATCAAAGATCGTTGGGTTGTTTCTCTTCCACAGCAGGTACCACAAACCTGAGTAGTGTGGGTCTTTCTCGGTGTCGTAGTAGCGATGGTGTGAGGCATGCATCGCCGCCCATTGCACCGTTGATCCATAGACACCGATCGTGCCAAGATAGGCAAGAATAAGGTGCCAATATCTTGGCACCCTGAAGGCGCGATGGCAGAAGAGGCGATGCATGCCAACAGTGACACCCATCAACACCAAGAACGAGTTTACGGCGGCTAGTACCAACCACCAAGCGCTGATGGCGCCGACGCTGATGGAGTAACCCGCATATGCCATTGCCACCAAGCCGACATACGACATGATCGGTGTTAGCACCAGTTGGTGGGTGAAAATGCGCGAGAGCTTCATTTCGGTCGGGTGCTTTGTGCAAAGTCCAATAGGAGAACTCGAAGCGACATGGCGGTAAGTACCACTCCTGGTCTATCGACGCTGAAACACTGCTCTTCGTCGAAGAGCTTCTCTCCCACCTTGACCTGACCAAGACATACCAGTCCTCTGAATACGGACGGTAGCTCCATGGTCTCACCTTCCTTGAGGTCAAACTGGGTGACCTTTGGAATGCGGTGTGAGTTCATGCCTTCAGTTCCAGGAATGCAGAGCCTTGTTGTTGGCTCAAGGTATCTGATAGTAAAGGTACCTTTGAGCCCGATAGGATCGTGATCGCATGATAGGATGCCTGGCACTCGGTCTGGATGACGATCACCGTCAAGATAAAACTCGGCTCTACCCTTGGTGAAGTAGGTGACCGCCTCCGTCATCATCGTATCGCCTTTGACAGTCTGCCACGAGCCAGCAGGAAAGTCTCGAAAGGTAATGACCCAGCCAAAGGCACGCTTGAGACGGGTTCTATCCCGCCCTTCAGCATCGTGAAGGGTCTCGTAGATCATACGCTACTTTCTTTGATCTCCTCGAGGACCTGATAGACGATTGCTCTGAGGTATTCCTCGTTCATGTCACCGGCAATGTTGGAGCCCTCAGTTGGAAACACGTGCTCTGGTTCTGCATCTACCATGGCAAACGTACCGCTACCCGTTTCACCGACGGTAATAGTTCTTGTGGCTGGTGTCTTAGCGCGAAGCCAGGTAGATGTCGGTGCATGAAGGTTGACCCACTCCGCAAGGTCCTTCCTAGCGGGCGGCTGATGCAGGTTGAGCGACAGCGCCTGTCCCTCATGAGTGTAAGCAACAACCATTGTTGCCTGATCTTCGTCAATGCTCTCAATCTTCCATGTATAGTCGTATGCCATGATGTTTCTCAGGTATGTTGATTAGCCAAGTGTGCCAAGACGGGTGCCAGTGACCACCCATGTGATGTTGGAGTTGCCAGAGGTTGCTGCTCCAGCAGCGCCGCCAGCAGCGCCGTTGACAAAGCCAAGGTTGTAGAAAGCAGCTGATGAGGTAGCTGGTGCGCCACCCGTTGCACCACCGGAGCCAAGGGCTCCACCCGTGCCACCCGCACCGCCTGCACAGATGCCGGTTGCGTTACTGGCAAAGCCACCGGCACCCACAGCTGCCAGAGTTCCAGTCGTACCCGTACCGGCTGCGAGATTCTGGCCGGTCGTGCCGCCCGCACCTGTAGATCCAGCACCGCCCGTTGAGACGCCGATACCACCGCGACCACCGCCACCGCCACCGCCAGGTGCCGTGTAGTAATCGGTGCTGATCGTCTTGCCAGTGCCTGAGCTGTAGGTGTAAGACCGCTTCTCTGCGCCACCGCCACCGCCACCGCCACCGCCACCGGCTACGGTGCCATTGTTGGTGATGCTGATGGCAAACTGAGCTCGTAGGCCAGCGCCGCCTGCAGAGCCGGCAACAGCGGCAACGAAGGAGTTAGCGACGATGTTGGGTACCTGAGCTCCAGCACCGCCTGCACCGCCTGCACCAACGATGAGACCGTTGTTGACCAGCGTCAGCGTTGAGCCAGTTGGAATGGAGCCGGTATCAAAGCCGTAGCCCGCGGTAGTTGTCCCATAGAGGTAGATGCCGCTGTTGACGGTGACTGTAGCGTTGAGCGCCGAGGTGCCGTTCCAGCCCGCCGCTATCGCGGCGGTACGCAGGTTGTAGTTTGCCGTATTGCTGGAGATGGTTGCCGTAAAGGTGAAGGTCTTTGAGGTACCGCGAAACATGCCCATCCGAATGGTGCTGCTCGTTGAGATCGGCGTTCCATCGGTAGCAGAGGTTGCCGTGGTTGATGGCACATAACCGGTGGCACCACCACGATAATACTCTGATAGCGAGATGGGATTTACACCACCCGTAAACTCGGTTTGAATATCTGATAGCTTGAGAGCTGTGATTGGGACGGTCATTGAACTTGCTCCATTGCTGGCAGGTTAGGTACGGATTGCGTTGAGCACGACGGTGCCAGAGTTAACTACTGGGGAACCCGTGGCACTAGTAGAAAACTCGAACAGTATCGTGCTGGTGGTATTACCGACGCCGGATGTTTGAGGACGAAGGTTTTGCCACAACAAGGTTGACGAGATCTGTAGCCAGGTACCCATACCTGGGTTTGATGTTGGTGTGGTACCAGACTGAAGGGTAGCCCGCACCCAATGTGAGTTGCCGATGGTGAAGTTCTTCTGGGCATACCAGCACCAGGTCTTGGCAGTGATAGTCGCGCCGGTGTGAGAACCTGTTTGGTAGAACACCGTACCATCTGTCAAGATTGAAATCTGTGCCTGCGATTGTGACGCTGATGAGGTGCTGACCAGAGTGTCGTTGACGTTGCCGCCCAGATTTACCAGGTAGTTGCCGTTGTCAGCCGTGCCGAGGCGCGTGCCCGTTACTGCCCAGGTAATGTTAGAGCTACCGGTGTATGCAGCTCCGGCTTTACCGCTAGAACCGCCGGCGCTGGTAGATGCAGTTCCACCGATACCACCGGGGTGACCCCAATATCCACCGCCACCACCACCACCTCCACCAGTGGTGCTACCGCTGCCACCATCGTTACCATATCTGAGAGTGCTTCCGAGAGCATTACCGCCAGCCCCGGCACCGGTGGCATTTGTGAGACCCTGCGATCCTGCTCCAGTAGTGGTATTGCCGCCACCACCATCACCACCATCACCGCTGCTGCCGTTGCTACCACCGCCTCTACCACCACCAGAACCACCACCACCACCACCACCAGCAATGATGCCGTTGTTGGTGATGGTAATCGGGGTTTGTGCAGCTAGACCGATATAGCCTGTGCCTCCTGGGTTTCCTGCTGATACCGCAGACACGCCGCCCGCACCAAATCCTGGTTGTCCAGAGATGGTGCCGTTGTTGATGAGGGTGATGGTTGAGCCACTAGCCCAACCTGTTCCCGTATCCATTGCAGTATAGTACGAAAGCGTCGTGGTATTGAAACCTGACCCATAAACGACGACGCCGGAGTTGACCGTGACCGTGACGTTGGCGACGCCTGATGGGCTGCCTGCGGCGGTGAAGATGTTGTAGTTGGCGGTGTTAGCTGCAATAGTCAAGTTGACAGTGGTAGCCTTTGAGACGCCCCGGAACATGCCCATTCGAATGGTAGTGCCACCGGTTGGGGTGATAGCCGTGCCATCAGTAGCGGAGGTAGTAGTGCCTGATGGCACGTAGGTACCGCCCCGATAGTACTCAGACAGAGAGGTGGGTACTACCCCACCGAACTCTGTCTGGATATCAGTCAGCTTGAGGCTGGTGGTCGGCGTCGTCATCGAGTGCTCTTAGCGGTTATTTGCCTTCCAGCGCTTCCAGACGAGCCATCAGCACCTTGTTCTGGGCAGAGAGTTCCTTGACGGCTTCGATGAGCAGACCGACCATGTTGCCATAGGCGACCGTCTTCATACCTTCTGTGTTGGTGCTGACGACTTCTGGCAGAACCTCCTCAACCTCTTGAGCGATGACACCGGCGTGACGCTTCTTGGTATCCTCGGTGTCGGTGCGGGTAAAGGTGACACCACGGATGGCTTCCACCTTTGCCAGCGCATCAGGGATGGTCTCGACGTTGTCCTTGATGCGTGCATCAGAGAAGGCGGTAACGTCACCTCGGAAGGTAACAGCACCTGCAGTGGTCAGCTCCATCCGGTAGGTGTTGAGACCATCAGACCATCCGCCGATACGGAAGACGTTGTCTGTATCCATGCCCATGTTAATGGCATAGACGCCTGAACGGTGGAAGCCCATCACGGCGCTACCGGTGCCGGCGCTGTTGTAGACGTTCAGGTAGCCGCTGTTGGCGTTGTTGCCAACGGTGCCGAAGGAGTTGAGGTACTGAATGCCTGACCAGGTGTAAGAACCACCGACGGCGCTGGAGATGCTGGAAGCATTACCTGCCGTCAGGGAGCCGGCGGTGCCGGTAAGACCAGAGCCCGAGCCGCTGAAGGTGGTAGCGCTGAGGGTACCGGTGCTGGACTGGATGGTAACTGCATTGCAAGAGAAGTTTGCAGACGTACCACCCGTGGTGTTCCAGACAACCGGATATGCCGTGGTGTCGGTGCGAGCAGCATTCGACGTGACGGTTGCGGCATTACCCGTGATGCTGCCAGTCAGGGTACCAGTGAAGTTGCCATTGACCTGACCAGTACCAAAGTTGAAGTTGGTACCGTCAAAGTAGAGATACGCTGACGTGTTGTCACCAAAGTACACCGTACCAGTGGATGCTGAACGACGGGTGATGAGGTCACCGGCTTGACCCGAGCCTGATGCTGCCTGGTTGAAGGAAGCAACGATCCTATCACGAGAAATGATCTGACCGTCAGCACGTACCTGGAAGTTGGTGACGGCGTTGGTAGTGCCCTGGAAGTACCAGTTGCTGGAGCCGGTTGGGTTGTCGATCTTGGCAAGGTAAGCGCCGGTGCCGTCAGCGTATGATGCACCGATCTTGTAGGCGGTGATCATCGAGCCACCGGCGGTGGTGCCAACGGTGATCTGCGATGTCGTCGATGTGCCACGACCGGTAACGGTGGCAAACGTCTCGCTTGCTGCCAGACCGGTAATGCTGATAGATGCCGTGCCAGTCAGCGCCGTCGTCAATGCCGCAACCGATGCCTTACGTAGGTAGTTGTCACTGCCGTTGGTGACCATTACCTGGCTGATAGTCGGGTTCTCGCTGTTGCTAGATGACTGGTTGAAGTACCGAGCAAAGATGT